CTTTTTTTTTGTTATATGCCCTTTATGCTAGGTAACGTCCCTACATATCGGTTTTAGTTTAGATAACTCTCTTTCTCCTTGCTGAATAATAGAACATAGCGGTTAGCCTTTGAGCCGCTAGCCCCTATACTTGCCATAACCTATTCAAGACGTACGCACACTTAGAAAACTTGGTTTTTCGTGTTGCGGTAACGTCCCAAAATATGCTTTTGGTGTGGTTGGTTGTTATCCTCTAATTTGATACCCAACCGCATTTGTTCTATATACTCCCTATTGACAGCTTTAAGTTAACAGACATTAAAAATATAAATCAATGTTAACTAATTATTGCCGTATGAAAAGTTTTTCTTATCTTTGCACCCAGTTAAGCGTTATCGCTTCTAAGTTGAATTTAAAATTGAAGAATTATGAATATTACAATTGTTAGAAAATATAAGACCCTTAGTTATACTATAGGTTGTTTGTTTGTTGGTGATGTTGAGTTTTGTCATACTCTTGAACCTTCTGAGAGAGCTATCTCTCACCCAGATATACCGAAAGGAAAATATAACGTAAATATTGTTTGGTCTCCTAAGTTCAAAGGTTATTATCCTAGATTGGAAAACGTTCCTAATCGTTCTGGAATTCTTATTCATTCTGGTAACTACCCAAAAGATACGCTTGGTTGTATTCTGGTTGGTTTCAATACGATTACAGGTGGTCTTTCTCAATCCCGAGATACTTATAGAGATTTGTTTGAATGTATTATGAAAGCGGTTTCTAACCGTGATTTAGTAACAGTTACAATTGTTGATTTATGAAAAAAGAAATTATTATTATTATTATTAAGGTGCTTATTTATGCTCTTGGTCTTATTGCTGGTTATTTAGGTGTTTCAACGCTTACTAGTTGCTCCGCTTCTTCTGGTGTTCACGCCTACGGTGTTACAAAGGTTATTACTACAGATACAACTTTGATTGAGCATGGACAAAGATTTAATACAAAGAAATATCCATATTTTAAAGGTTATTAAAGGTATTTATCCGGCTCTTCATGGTTACATCTGGTCTGACAATGTTTCTGTTAGGATTTATAGTACTCAGTACTGCATGTTATACAGATTATACCCAGAGATAAGAAAGATTGCAAGAAAGTACGGCTTTGCGGTTTCTCCGCTCCCTACAAACGTTAGTACTAATGAATATTGTGAATGTTATCTAGTTGCTGACAATTTAAAATGGTTTTAATATGTGTTTATCTCCTATTTATGTAAAAAATCCTAGTGCGTATGCTTCTGGATTGTCCTATTATGGCTCTGAGTGCAATTGCGGAAAGTGTGATGCTTGCTTGTATGAGATTAAGCGTGATTGGCAAACCCGTTTTGCTTATGAGATTAAGGATATACGCTCTAAAGGTGGTGATGTTGTCTTTCTTACATTCACTTTTAATGATTTGCATTTGCCGCATTTCCCAGCTAAAATAAAGGAATTGTGTGACGCTAACGGTAATCCTCTCCCATGCTTCGATAATAACGAAGTTCAGAAGTTTAAAGAAGTTCTGCGTGCCCGTTTTAACCGTGCTTATCCAGATTGTTATTACCGTTTCTTTATTGCTTCGGAATATGGTAAAACTACCCGCCGTCCTCATCTTCATGGTATGTTCTTTCTTTCTGCTGGTGTTGACCCAGATAAGTTCGCTTTGATGTGCCGTGACGCTTGGAATGATTACGAAAATAATAATGCCCGTGGCTTCATGTTCCCAGAGTGGAACGGTACAATATGGGTTGATAATAAAGGCGAAAAAAGCCGCATTAAAATACAGTCCGATATTGCTGCTACGAACTATGTGCAGAAGTATGTCCTTAAAGATATGTCTTTCTATGGTTTGGAACAAGTAGATAAGTATCTCCATACAGAAGACGGTCGTATTGATAAGGCACATAAGGATAAAATCAAGAATTGTCTCCCTAAGCACTGGCAAAGCATTCAATTAGGCTATTCTATGTTTGATGCTCTTGATACCGATGCAAAAAAGATTGCTGCATTAGAGAAAGGTATTGTAAATCCTACAACGTTTAAGGTTGTTCCGCTCCCTCGGTTTGCAGCTAATAGATTGCTATACAAAAATGTAAAGTCTGAAAGATTAAGTGAAACTTTAAAGAAAAGAAAAAATGGTGGTGATTATTATCCTAGTTTGTATGACCGTTATTTGTCTGAGTTTGGTAAGAAATATTTGGAAAAGTGCTTTAATGAGCGTATTTCTAAGTACAAAGGCAAAGTTTTGGACTTCATCAATAATTATGGTTCTAACAATGGTCTTGTGTCCTCTTCTGGCGTTGATATTGATGCCTTAGCAAATGCTATTTCTTGCTCTGGTTTGTCTGTTGAGGATATTGCCTATCGTACTGCTTTGTATCATGTGGCTCTCTCAAAGTTTAGTAATGAAATGTTGATTGATATTCTTTCTCTTCGCTCTATTGATGATTTGTATGATACATCAGTTATTTATCCATATTATCAGTACAACAGAGATTTAGGTACTCGCATTAAGGACTTTGTAGTTCGTGTTTACCGTGCTGGTGAAGAGTTGCCTTTGCAGTATACTCAATTTAGTGATGGTGTTCCATACATCGCTTCCCATGATTTTAGCTTTGTTGAGTATGTTGGCGATGGTGCAAAGGAAAGTACACGCTATTGTGGTGATTTGTTTTCTTTTGAAAGTTATATTGATAAGTGCTTCGGCACATACTCTCGCTATGTTTCTTCTCTTATTTCGGACAACTATAAAGCTACCGAAGAGATAAAGGAACGTATGAGAGTTGTTCTTGGCAAATTTAAGTTTAACACTAAATATTGTTAGTTTTATGTTTAGACACAGAAAATTAAATGTCTACATTCCGAAGAATAGTAAGATTGTAGAAAAGACAATGCAAGAAGTACCGTCCGGCGATGGTATTGAAGTTCGTTTGGTTGATGTTGACCCTTCCGAGGTTGTGCTGCCTTCGTGCTCTTCTTATCAGCTGAAAGATTTGATAGCTGCCGGTGCTTCACTTTCGCAAGTGGATTCAGTTCTTTTTAACCCTAGTGAAACCGTTGTTAATCATGAGTTAGATGGTGCTCTAGGTGATTTAGATAAGGCTTTCGAAGAAGCCGCTACAAAGTAATAACAATTTAAAAATATAAGATTATGACTTTAAAAATTGGTGCAATTTCGCTTGGTCGTGCTTCTAAGAAGTACACCCATGATATGAGTTTTGATAATAATACAACTATGGGTTTTGGCTTCATGCAGCCACTTTGTTCTCAGTTGATGTACAAAGGAGATAAGATTAACCTTTCTGCAAAACAGTTGGTTCGTCTCGCTCCTATGCCCGTCCCTAGCTTTGCAAGAATTAAGGCTGTTAACCGTGCTTTCTTTGTTCCTATGTCAGATGTTTTCCCTGCTTGGGATGCTCTTCTGGCTCATCAGACGGTAAGTACTACCGTGCGCTCTTATATTCCTCAGAAGTTGCCACGTATTTCAAACCGTTTCTTGGCTATCTGGTTGATTGGTTGTTATGGTTATTATGGATTGTTCGCTCAGTCTGAAACTACAACCGTAGGAGTACAGACTAATCAGATACAGCGTTATCCAGAGCATGTGCAAGCCTTTAAGGTTACACAAAAGATTATGTCTATTGTTGGTGAACCGCAGGGTGTCGCTTCTACTGGCTTTCAGAGTGACGTCACCGGAAAGGTTGATGATAATGTCACTATTGATGGTTGTGATTTCCTTGTTGTTGATGATGCTAAGCACTTTAATGCTTCTGCTGACCCTACCGATTTTGACATTGTCGCTGTGAAACTCAATGATGACGGTAAGCGTATTTACTCAATTCTCCGTGGTCTTGGCTACTCCCTTGATTTGTCCGATGACAACTTGGTTAGTGCTGTCCCTATCATGGCTTTCTATAAGGCTTGGTTTGACCATTTCGCCCCTAAACGTTTTCTCAATTGGTCTAGCACTCCGATGTATCAGTTGATAAACTATGTCTATGAGAATGGCGATGCCGGTACTAAGCCCGCAACAAATCTGAATATTACTTTGGACTTTACTGTTACTTCGGCTTCTGGCTTTACTGACGCTCATAAGGTGCTTCCATCCCTTGCTGAATGTTGGTTTACTGAGTCCGATGATTTCTATTCTGTTCATTCTGTTCAGCCTTATAATAATGCTAGTATTTCAGATGTAAATCTCCCTCAGCCTACGGAGAATAGTGCTTTAAATCAGTCTGTATCAGATACTGTTTCTCAGAATACTCTTGGCTCATTGCCTTTCATTAAGGCTTCTGGTCTTGATGCTACCAACTCTATGACTCAGATAGCGTTTGATACATTGAAGCGTCTCTCTCGTTTTGTGTCTAAGAATAGTCTTATCGGTACAAAGATTGATGATTATTTGAAGACTCACTTTGGCTTTGATGCTTCTAGTGATTTCTTTAAGGATTCGTATGACCTTGGTTCTTGGGTTACTAATTGTGATATTAATGACGTTTTCAGTTCTGCGGACACCGCTTCCGGTTCTGGTGATACTGCTACCGGAGATTTCCTTGGCTCTTATGCTGGTAAAGGTGTTGGCTTTGCAGATGGTCGCATAAACTATGAGGCTTCTGCTTGTGGTTATTTCTTCATCATGTCTTCTATCGTTCCAAAGTCTGGTTACTTCCAGGGTGACGATTTGAGTTTGTATGGTGTTGACCGTTATACTCTTCCTTCTCCGGAATTCGATGCGCTCGGTTATGAGTTAACTCCTTTGGCTGGTCTCATTGATTATAATGGTGAGTTTGATAAGCGTGCAACGTCTTATTCAGATTCTACCGATAAGGCTTTCGGTTATATTCCTCGCTTCTCTGGTTACAAGATTAAGAAGAATATTGTTAATGGTGATATGGCTTTGCGTTCTACCCGTGATAGTCTCTCACCTTATCATTTGAACCGTATTATCACTAAGTCACTTCATACTGTTGTTAGTGGTGGTAACGCACAGTATTTGCATACTGAGAGTTTTGTAGTGCCTGCTGCATCCGTTGCTTGGCGTTATCCTACTCGCTATGATTATCTCGGTAACTTCAACCGTATTTTCTATAATGAGGGTCGAGTTAACGGCTCTCCTATTGATGATATTCTCGCAGATTCAACTACAGTTGAGGATGATAACTTTATTGTGCAGACGGTTTTTGATATTCGTTTGACTAACTGTTTGAAGCCTATCTCAATGAGTTATGATACTTATGATGAGGGTGTTGACAATAGTACCCGTGATGTACGTGCAGAATAGACTAAGGGAGCTTAATGCTCCCTTTCTCTCTTTTTACTAACAATAAAACTTTTATATTATGAATGTTGGAAATTTAATTGGTGGTGTTGCTTCTGGTTTTAACGCTCTTAGTTCTCTTATTGGTTCTCGCGATTCTAAGAATATTGAAGCGGCTAAGGATATGCAGCGTTTTAATGATGCGCAGCAGCGTGCAATGATTCAAGACAGTGCTATGCTCCAAAAGAACGGATTAAAGCGTGCTGGTTTGTCTGTAGCTTCCTTAAATGGTGGCTTCTCTCCGGCTAATGCTCCTACCGCTTCTCTCCCTAATCTAACCTCAGATGCACAAATGGCTGAGAGTCGCACTGCTGCCGTGTCTTCTCTGGCTGGTCTTCTCCAGAATGCCCCTATTGCAGAAGCGCAGAAAGAAGCATTACAGTCTCAACGTGATTTGAATAAAGCACAGTTGCCTAAGATTGAAGAAGAGAAACAAAATATTGCTAATGCAAATCAGTATTTTCTTGAAAGTAAAGATAAAATGTTAGCTACTCTTGATGCAGAATTGCAGCAGAAAATCGCTAGTAAAGATTTGACAGAAGCGCAGAAAGATAAGGCAAAAGAAGAGTTGAATATGATTAAACAAGAGATTAATCAGATTACTTTCAACATGAAGAATACTGCTGCTTTGACTGCTTCTCAGATTGCTAGGAATAGACAAGAAATAACTGAAAGTTTGTCACGTACTTCGCTTAACAAGGCTTTGGAGAGCGAAGCGTCTTCCCGTACCCTTTTGAATAGGCTCAATGCTAATTTTGTTCGTCTTGGTATTGGTGGTAATGATTCAGTTAGTACACTTTTGAGAGTTGCTTCTGCGTCTCCGGAGTTGTACGAAAAATTGAAGAGTAGTATCATTGAAATGGTCAATAAGGTTAATCCTCTTGCTTTTAATGTTACAGAAATGTTGATGAATGGTATTGATGAGATTCGTAAATTCTTACAAGACAAAACTAATAAATTCTTTAATAAAATTTATAACGGACATTATGAAATGGTCAATGGAAAAGCGACGTGGATTTCAGAGAAGTAAATTGAGGGGCGTAATTGCCCCTCTTTTTTTTTGTTATATGCCCTTTATGCTAGGTAACGTCCCTACATATCGGTTTTAGTTTAGATAACTCTCTTTCTCCTTGCTGAATAATAGAACATAG